GCGCTTGCGCGTCCGTGTGGCTTAAACGTAGGCTAAATGGATAAAGTCCTACGTTTGATTTACGTAGGCTTTAGCCCACTCTACTGCTTTCTGAATTGTCGGTATGACAATAATATTATAATCTTTTACTTTTTTCAAGGCATCAACAGTTAGTTCAGCATTGAAGTCGCATACTACATGCTTGCCATCTCTTGAAATACCTGATACTTGCATATCAGTAACAATGATACGTGGCTCTTGTTGTTTGCCTAACCAGTCCATTGCAGGTCCATCAATAATATTGTTATAGCCATAGTATGGTATTTCTTCTACCCACTTACCTTTACTAGCTATAATACCAAGAGTACCTGTAGGTTCTTTATCAGTATCACTCCAGTCCATATCTGCTAAGTCATCATCACGATGACCTTGATACATAGCACATGTAGATGCAGGTAAAATATGTACAAGTTGTTCGATATCATCAGCATCAAACTCCATAGAGCCACTGGCATCAATTAGTACAGTGCCACCATTTCTTTTAGTCTTGTTCGTAAATATCTTCTTGTCTGTAGTAAATCTGTGCATTGCTCTTGGATTAACACCTGTATCAGATTTCTTCTTTGCTACAGCTTGTACTTTCACAGGCAACTTTTGTGTAAGTTCAGGAGTGTCAATATGCATAACACCCCACTTAGCCTCTTCACCTGATGGTTGAGCCATGTTACGCTTGATTGTACTGTTAAGTTCATTCATATCTTCATCAGTAAGAATATCAAGTCCATCTTGTTCCATATCATAGCCATCAAGATAACTCATCGGTAATACAATCTTTTCGTTAGACATATCTTCCAATGCATTGTATAGATACTCAGCAGTATCTTTTATCTTCTTGTTAGGAACAATCTTTGCATCCTTACGTGTAGACCATATCATTTTGTATGCAGTGGCTAGTACATCAAGAAACTTATTCCATTGCTTTACTAATTCATTAGCATCTGCAGTTTCCATTGTTTCTTCGAGACGAGACATAAGAGTATATCTACTCAGACCTAACACTTCTTCTATAGTTCCAGGCATATTAGATAAGTAATGTGCAAGGTTTCCCCATTCAATTCTTCCCATCTGTGCAGAGCTAGACAACGTGTCGACAATAAATCTCTTTAGTGTTTCATCATCTGTTCTGCTCAGTGAGTTTCTGTAATACCATAGAACATTGTTATGAATAGTATTTCTTCTACCTCGTTGCCATCGTGCAGGAAGAAACTTATTAGCTTTCTTTACAATGTACCAATAGATAGACATATTCATTGCGATATCTACATACTTAGTCATATGC